TCTGAGCCTCCCGCGTCAGTTTTTCCCCGGCGAGTTTCGCGACTTCTTTCCTGACACTCTTCTTTGTCGTCATTCCTGCTCTTCACCTCCCGATTCCTCTGTTTGCGGCGCGACGAACTGAAGGTTGATGCCCAGTGACTTTGCAAACTCTTCTTCCTTCTGCCGCTGTTCAAGGACTTCCTGCCAATCGTTGCCTTGTTTCGCGCAGACAGTCGCAAGCGTTGTCATGCCGTTTGCAAGTTCTATCTGGGTCGCTTCAACCTCCTTTTTAGGATCGATCCAGGCCCACCCTGGCGCTATCCACCGACAGGCCGTATACCGGTCTCGTGCGGTGTCGAAGTCCTTGACCTCCACCAATCCCCTATAAACACACTGCCAGACAAACTCTTCCCAAATCGGCTGGCAGAAATGTTCAATAAGGTACTGTTGGAGCGCCATGAACTCCTTGCGATCTTCCAGGTGGCCTTGCCGCGCTGAACTGTAACTCCCCTTGCTGTAATCCCGTGCAAGGGTCTCAAACGACAGTCCCAGTCCGGCGGCAATGCGCCGCGTCTGAGCTGTCGAAAATTGAGCCGCGTCCGTGTTGGGTCGCCCAGGTGAGGAAAAACTTATATCCTCTCCGGGCATGAGGTATTCGATGGTGCCCGGCGTCATAGCCTCGATGGGTTCAGAATTAACCGTGTTGGTGTTGCGCCCCTGCCTGAACCCCGCGTACTCGCTCTTGACGAACCCGGTAAAGCAGGCGGCTATCCTGGCGGCGACGAGTTCCGCTTCCATGTATTCGCCAAGGTCTTTAATGGCGGTCATGGTCGCGGCAAACTCACTGATACCCCTGACCTGCCGGGGCCGGAACTTGTTGAACAGATGAATGACCTGCCATGCCGGAATGCGCTTCGTCGCCCCTGCCGCGTCCACGGTGAAGTGGTACGCCACGGGAGCGCCGTATTTATCGACCTCGACCCCGCCGTATATCTCGTTCTCCTTCGACGCTGGACGCCCCATGTCCGAAAGGTAGTCGGGTTCCCATAACTGCACCCGAAGGGGGAACTCATTCCTACCCCGGAGCAGGGGCATCATGACAAGGATTTCTCCGTCAACGATGCGACGCCGCAAGACCATCTGCTGCAGGTCATAGAAAGACGACTGACCTTCCATGTCGCACTGTCCGGGCTTAGTCCATTGCTCCCAAAGAGACTCGAAACGGTTGTTCAGTGTTTCGTCTATCTCGCCCTTTTTGTTGTGTATCTGTGCCTGTGGACGTATGCCTGTTCCTACGACGTTGCGGACAATCGTCTTGAGTGCCGCCGCCGCTATCTCGTTGTTCCTCTCAAGGTCGCGCGCCCTTGCCCTGATGACGTCCCTCGCCTGATGGTCGGTCTCTTCCGGCGTGAGATTCAGCGGTCGCCACTGGTCATTCGGGCGTACTGATTCCCCGGCGTCCCAATTCCGCATCGTATTGAAGGCCATGCGGTAGCGGACACGCTCAAGCGCGGCGCGGGGGCTAAACCAGCCAATCACTTTGTCGATGGGGGATAACTTCATCTTTTGGGCCATGACGCATACGCCCTCGTCGTGCCTTTGTCCTCAAAGGCCAGGATGTTTTCCAGTTCACGCTTGCGCTTGTAGAGCATCGCCATCTCTTCACGCTTGACGCGCCGGGAGCCTACCCCATGTTCAGTTACGCCACCGCTCGATAAAAAAGCGGCTATCGCCTCATCGATAGCCGCCAGTTCCGCTCTGTATTTAATTATGAGTGCGCTTGTCAAGTAACCACCCCCATCATCGAATTACCCACGCCTTGCCGCCCGTCGCCCATGAGCTGGACTTGCGCTTGCGTTCCCTCTTCGCCTCGTGCCTCGACCGTATGCGTTCCTCTGCCTCGACCTCTTCTGACAGGTGCCGGACACCCGCCCGTTCTGCCGCGAATGCGTTACCTACGGCGCAGTCAAGCAAATGGTTGTCGATGTGCTGACTCAGTTTGACCCACTCTTCGAACTCAACACCCTTTTTTCTGTCCAACTTGATAACCTTCTGCTCGGACAGTATTTGCTCCCAATATTCGTCGGGGCACTCTTTGAATACTGACCATGCACCAGGCTCCGTCGGGGCCTTCTCTAATCGTGCGAAGATGAAATCTTTGTAATAGCCGGTGTCCAGAAGGTATAGCGACAGGCTCCCCTTGAACTTCGTGCGGGTGTTGTCACCCTCGATGGTTGTCCGGGTATAAGGGGCCTTCAATGGCCTCGACGATCCCTTTGTCGCTACACATACATCTGCATGAGTTGAACAGAATTCGTATACCTCGTCGGTTCGGAATCCTGAGTCAATCGCCGCAAGCCGGACTATCATCTCGGCGTTGTCGCCCTCGCGTGTCCATGCCCCGTTGACTATGACTTCCTCTACCTCTTCCCAGGAATCCATGACGCCATAGTCAACCGTCCATGACGTGATCCCGATTCCCCAGGCTTTGATCTCGTACCAGAAATGATCCTTCTGCACGTCAACCGCCGCCGTCAGCATCTGCGCGTCCTTCGGCACCTTACCCCGCTCATGAACGCC